CTTTAACACGTTGTGATTGCTGTTCACGTTGAGGATCGCTACGACCAATCACTTGTGTTCTTACCGGCCCGTCGGCAGGTAGTAGTTCTTTATAAGCTTGTGCTTGAAACTGAGTTACGGATTCTGCAAGAACCGGGTGGGTTGCACCACTGGCTCCTTGAAAAGGTTCTGTTTTAACATCGTATTTAAAACCTAAAAGATCGAGTCCTTTAATATACGTTTGTTCCCATTCTTTTCTTGAATTTCTATAATCGGTATAATCGGCTTGCATTTCTGAACCAAGTTTGGAAAGAAAGCCCTCGTCTACGGCTTCAGCTAAATTGTCAAAATGCCCTTGAGGTCCTTGTCCATTGAGCTTGGTTCGTGGGTCAAAATTAATTTCTACACCCCCATCGGCTAATTCTGTTTGTTCAATATCTTCTTCTGTTGTAGCTTGATCTTCAACTAAATTAACTTCAGTATCTTCGCCAGTTACATCAGGTGTTGGAATTTCTGTAGGTTCTTTTACAACATTGGGTAATGTTTTATCAATTTCTGCCATGTTTATATCCTATATTTTGAACTATATCATCTCCAGTCAGATAAGTCAAGCCTTGCGGCATCGGCCCACTTTCAGGAGGTATGGTTGTTGTTAATTGAGGTGCGCTTTTAGGTCGCCACATACGGCCTCCATCTTTAGCTTCTATAATGTTTCCTTCTTTCCATTTTTTCCATTTTTTCCATTTTTTAAAATCTTCAAAAAAATCACGTTGGAAGTTATCTTTATCTCTATTTTTTCGATCTTCTAGAAATTCTCTAAATTCATCATCTTCAATAATTCCACCTTCAGCTTTTCCTGGATATACAAGATCGAGAACGTCATCTACATACGGATCATCGCTCCCATCAAGTTCATATTTTATCTTTTGCTTTTCTGTCATTTTTTTAGATCTTTTTAAAAAGTCTTTATATATTTTACTGTTCTTACCAAATGTTTGTGCATAACTAGCCAACTTTGCATCTACACTACCCGTCCCGCCTACGATATCGTCTACATATTTAAAATCAATGACGCCTTTTCCTTTTTTAATAATATCGTCCACGTACATTGCAGCATCATCAGTGGCCACATCATCCATGCTTGCTGTTATTTTTCCTGTTTTATCTTTGACCGTTTTAACCGATTTTCCAAATAGATTTTTCAATATATTAACACCTTGAGGTGTTAAAGATGAAATATCAAAATTTCCTGCCCATCTGCCAACTGCCTGAGGTCCATATTCTGTCATTTCATCACTATCATCAATCCATGATTTTAATTTTACACTAATATCTTTCACCGGTTTAGTTTTAGCTAATTTAAAATATTTACCTACAACAGGTAGAGAAGCAAGTCCTCCCATTAATTGTAGAAAAGATCTTCGGCTCATGTTAGGACCTTTACCTTTTTTAACTTTTCCTCCTTTGTCAAAAGGTACTTTTTGTATTAAATCCATTAATTCAGGGGTTGCTAAAAGAGGAGCTATTTCAAATAGTCGATACATTTCCGACATTAAATCTCCAATGCCTCCTTTGCCGCCTTTCTTAAAACCTACTCTTCCGCCTTTTTTATACTTCCCATCATAATCATTTTGAGAAAGCCCACTTTGTAAATATTCAAACATATTCATGAAATCATCTCTTCCTAAATCGAAGTAAAGATTTCTTTTTCTATTCTCAATAATTTTAGGACTTGTTCCACTTCCTAAACCAATTCTTCCGCCTTCGGCTTTGCCGGATGTAAATTCATTAATAGCTTGTTGTTGAGCTGGTGTTAATTGATCATAGGGTTTTTGAAATATTGATTGTGCAAATTCTTCTGCACTCATAACAGGTCCACCATCCTGATAGCTTGAATCCGAAAAAGGATTTCTTGCTTTAGGAAGTTTTTGGTTGATGTAATCCATTACCGGCATTTCACTCGCATGGTTCTCTTTCCAGTCAGCCCAGGAGCCTCCATAGGAGAACGCGAACCCCGGATCACCGCCATACATCATTCCAATTCTTCCGCCAGAAGCATTTTTCTTGCGTCCTCCAATAATTTCATCAATATTTGCTTTGTTCATGTCGTCTATCTCATCTACTAGACCTTGAATGCCTCCATCTGTATCTGGATACATTTTGTCAATTTCGTCAGATTTTTCTCTAAGTGTTGCAGCTTGTCGGTTGTTAAGAGCACCCTGATAATCTTCACCATACTGTGCTTCGGCCCAGTCTGGAAAAAATAATGTTCTTGTTTTATCGGCAAGATCAGGACGAGTGTTTTTCCATCTTTTAAGATCTTTATACATTTCTCTGTCAGTAAGCCTTATATGTTCATCAATTAAATCTACATAGGCGTCACTGCCTATATTTACTTCATTCATTTTGTCTGCAACAATTTTTAATTTTTTTTGATTTACTATTTCAGTTGCTTCGTTCATTGCTTTGTCATGGGCTTCAAATCCTTTTCCATATTTTTCTCTAAGTTTTCTTTCTATTGCGCCATGCTGAAGTCCTTTTACATTTTTATATAAATTTTGAAGGATTTCTCCTCTGGCTAGTTCAGATAGGATAGAAGGTTCTTTATCTTCGGGAGGCTCAGGGAAGTTAGGTCCTTCCTTTTTTTGAGGGGTCTTTTTACCTTTGTCTTTTTGACTTAAAGCAAAAATACCTGTTCCAGCTATTGCAGCAGGTAATGGAAAACCTCCCATTCCTGAAGCCATTCCCTCTGATTTATCAAAACCTGGATTAATATATTTTAAATCCATCGTTGTCCCATCAGCAAAACCTATTCTTCCGCCTTCACCCAGCATCTCACCTAGACCTCCTGCGTCTTCCATAATGTCAATGTTTAAATCTTTTTGTTTATCTTTATAAATCTCGATTAATTCTTCATAGGATTCTGGCATCAGACTCGATTTTAATTTTTCAATCGCAGCGATTCCTTTATCAATGTCCTTTTGGCTTGGACCACCTTCTTTTAGGCTGGCGATTCCGCCTTGAGCTTTTCCAGGTGGTTTTTTAGGTACCACTTTAGGTTTGTAACCGTATTGTTTCATCACTTTCATAATTTCTCTAGGACTATTTTGACCTAGCCACATCATCGCATTTCTAAATCCATCGGTGCCTTGACCAAAGGGTCCATAGTGCCCTTTCATTTTTGTTCCTAAATCCCTAAAAAAAATCATTCCTTCTTGTGCTGTAGGATCTCTGTATAGAGGAACCCTTGGAGGTTGGTTATGACCAATAGATGGTGGAGGTGTTTTAAATTTAGTAGGAATTTTAGTAACTTTATCAGGAACTGTTTTGGACAAACTTTGAGCCCGGCTAAGTAATTTAGGAAAATGATTTTCGAGGATTATGTTTCCACCCTTGATCGCATCGTCCCACACTTTATTTAGAACTGGTTGACCGTATTTCCAACCCTGCTTGCCAGCCCACATGATAAATTCAATTCGCTTCATTAGTAATAAGTCCTATTTGTAATTTCACGTTTGGGCTCTGCGTAGTCTTCTGGGTGAGTAACAAATCCCCCCTGTCTGAAGCGCATAATCGCTTGAGTCATACTATCGACTAAGTCATCGTGGTCTCCAAAAGGAAACGCTGCGCATTCCTCGATTACGTCTTCCGCAAATTTAAATTCAGGGGCCCAAATCATTCCTGACTCAAATAGCGGTGCAACCGAGTTTACTCTTACATGCTTATCATTTCCACGGCTCGGTGTAAAGTTCATTACTGGGATATCCATCTTTCTCAGCTCATAGGTCAGGGGTAATCCTGATGCCTTCGCCTCAATCAAAACGGAGTCCGGTTGCCAGTATTTATACTGTTCAAGAGCTTTCCGTCTCAGCTCAGGAAACTCATATCGTCCTTTAAGGGCATCGAGTAGAATTAAATTAGCTCCACTATCCTCAGTAGGGTAAAAAACACCCCAGGTAGTAATAGCTGAGTAATCGGCTGTCTCTTTTTTCATAAAAGCGGTATCATAGGATTGAATGACATGATAAAGCGGTGGAATTCTATCCGCTTCCCATTTACGCCACCATTCCCTTTTAATGAGCGCTCCTTCTTCTGATGTCGGGTTTTGCATCCATTGTGCATTCCACTTGGCCACCGGTAAAGTCGCTTTAACTTTTTCGAGTTCTTCCTTATCCCAGTACTCGGGCCACACAGGTCTGGTCTCTGATCCATGTTCCATGAGCGCTGGAAACTCGACCACGTCCCACTGATCACCCTTCACTTCTTTTTGATTTTTTAATAACATGGCGGTTAGATCTTTAGTTGACCATCTTGTCATTACGAGAACAATAGAAGCTCCAGGTTGCAGACGTTGTCTTGGTCCTGAGGTATACCATTCATAAGCATTTTCCAAAGCAGACGCTGACATAGCATCTTGCTCAGAATGCGGATCATCAATAATTAATAGATCAGCACCCCGTCCGGTGATAGCACCGCCGACTCCGGCAGCGAAGTACTCGCCGCCCTGTGCTGTTTCCCACCTCCCAGCGGCCTTACTATCTTCTTGTAATCGTGTTTGAAAAATTTTTTCATATTCGGGTGAATCAATAAGGTGCTTGGCTTTACGACCAAACTTAATGGCGAGTTCTCCCGTGTGGGTTGCTTGAATGATCTTTAATTTTGGATTACGGCCCACCATCCATGCGGGTAGCAGATAAGAAGCAAATTCTGATTTTGTATGCCTTGGTGGCATATTAACGATTAAACGTTTTATCTCACCTGTAGCTAATTTATTAAATTTTTTTGCAATATGTCTATGATGGGACCCTTCTATAAACTCAGGCCAAACGCACTTAACAAAGGAAAGAAAGTCATTTTTGGCAGAATTTTGAATTTTTTTCTCGGCATGCATTACCTGAAGTTGTTTAAATTGACGTCTTATATCTGAAGGAAGCCTACTTATGTCTACATTATTTAGATTCATAGAAATTTTTTATAATTTTTTTTGCATCATTATATGATGTTTAACATGTTTTTAGCAGGGTTGACTGTCTAAATCAATGTATAAAGAGAAAACTTTGGGACCCCTTTTAAAAAAAAGGGGGTGCGCCGTCTTGCCCTGCGCGAAATTTCAACTTGGGGTTGGTACCTCTATGAGATTCGGTGCGCCGCGCGCAGCGCGGCTGCGACATTTTGTCGCTGCGACATCTTGTCACATTGACTGCGACATATCGTCACACCTGCGTCACTCTACCACATTGACATTGCACCCCCGAAGGGGGTGCGACATCTTGTCACATTGACTACTGTTTAACTGGTTGGAAGTAATCAACCGCTTTCTGTGATTGGGCTAACGCATCACCAACTAAAGTATAGTCATGCTTTAATGCTTTGATCCAGCTGTTCAAGTATTGAACGTGATTGTCTCTTATTGTTTTTTCAATACCAAACTGTTGACCAAATAAAACACTACCTAATTCAGCTACTAACTCTTCGAATGCGTATTCATTACGAACACCAAACTTTTCTTTATTCTTTTTGATTCGTCCTGTTCTTGATTCATGACCCGTTGAATGTGTTAACTCATGAAACAAAGTTGAATAATAATGAACCGTTGCATCAGCTTCTTTTGTGTCTTTAAAATTAATCTTAGAAGTCATATTAATATAATCTTTAGTTGGATTATAAAAACAACGTCCTTCCTCTTTATGTCTAAGATCAACCTTAGTTGATTTAACAAACGTATCAATTGCATCAACTGAGTATTGTTTACCCGCTTTAAAAACTGGCGGTGTATAATCACCCTCAGTTTGTGCAAAGTTAAAAGATTTAGAATAAAGTAAAATCGCTCCACTAAGAACTTTTTTATCTTTTACTATTCTTGAATCTTTAAAGAATGGCTTATAAAAAACAATTGGAATTGGTTTTGCTCCAGTTTTTGGAGCATTGCCTAAACTTGCCCATTGTTTTTTAGTTGCATAAAGACAATATTTATATTTATTAAAATAAGTGTCAAATGTTGTTAGCATTGCATTAACACCTTTAAAATATAACTTTGTTTTTGCATTCATAGGACGGCTATTTAAATTATTAAATGGAGCGTCCCATCTTTTTTTAGGATTATTAACTTGACCTTGCATAAGTGCAATAACTTGATCAGCTAATGGTTTATGTACTATCTCTGTTACTTTTGTTTTTTTCATAGTGCAATTATACCAAATCTGTATAGCGTTGTATATGCGCATTTTGTCGCAGGGCGATGCAACCTGAAGTTGAGAGCCTGCGACACTATGTCATGTTCCGTGAACCGTGATAATTTGCTATAATACAAATATGAAAAACATAGAAGAAGTAATAAAAAACGGTGATAAGTTTAAAATCACATTCTATCCGCAAAATACAAATTTTGACGTTGATGAACACCAAGTACAATCAACAACAAGGTTTGGTATTTGGAATAGTGATTGTTTTTTTAAACTACAACCAACAACAAAAAATACAGCACCTTACATTAGATTTTTTGATGTAAGTGCGGACGGATATAGAACAGCTTCAACTAAACATAGTGCTATTTCTATATTTCTTAATAATCAAAACTATGTTTGGAAAGCTTACTAAATGGCAAAATACGACCATACAGAACATATTGCAATTTTAACTGAAATTATTACGTTGCAATCAATAGTGACTGAAACATTAGACAAAATAAGAGTTGCTAAATCTAAAGAAAAAAGAATGACGGAACAGAGAAAATCGGAAGAATCTGTACCATTTTAAATAAAAAGAAAAAAGCCCAGCGATTAAAATCGCTGGGCTTTTTGTCGCTGCGACATTTTGTCGCATTGACAATGATATATTTATATTATACTAGAAGCTCCAAGCACCAAGCTTCAAGCTATCTGACTACAACATACTTTTCAGCATCTTCATCTTTCTCAACACTCAGAAGACGATGTTTCACATAGTCCCCGTGTTCTTCTTCATAGCCCTCAAGAGATACTTTCCAGTCGTCAGGGAACTGTTTAAGTTCCCTGATTAATTCACCAACTTTCATTACTTACCTTTAGGTTTTGGTAATGCAGGTAGGTTATTGTCCCACGAAACACCGCCCAATTTTAATAAAGATGTTAATTGCTCTATTAAATCAGTTGGTACTGACGCTTCCTTGACCATATCCCCTGCTCTTTCCTTTATCGCTTTCAGATAGGCAAGACGTTGACCTTGAGGAGTTTTTTCAGCTAGTTGGTTGGCTTGTGCTTCTGCCCACTTCTCTAACTGATTTTGACAGTCTTTGACAGAAATTTTATCTTTATCATCTCTATCAAATTTGTAGTCTTTCAATTTAGACCACGCTACATCTTTTCTGGCACTTTGGTCAAAAAATATGTAGGCATTTCTTGATGCTTCTCGTAGTTTAGTTTCAGCATCTTGAAGTGCATTTATTACTTTAGTTGCACCAATATTCTTGGCAAAAGATTTAGTTCCTTTGTTTAGAATATTTTGTACAGTCGTCTTGATACGAAGTTGTTCCCTCTCGATTTCAGGTTCTAACTTCTTCTCAACCTTTTGCTCAAAATGATCTCTTTGATACAGTTTGAGTTCTTGATCTTTTTTTGTCATATGTTTACCTCTTTATCTTTCTGTCCACTATTATATGGGATATGACCTCAAATGTCAAATGCCAAATTGTCGCAGGGTGCGGCATATTGTCGCGTGACACTTTATCCTCTTGACATTGGACAAATTGTCGCACCTTCTTGTTTGCCATAATGTTGCCATAATTCTCCTATATAATAAGGGAATGTTAAATACTCAAGCTAAAGAAAAAAAACAAGAGCAACCTTTACTAAATGTAAAAGTAGAAGTTGACAGCTGGAGACATGGGAATTTCGAAAGGTTAAATTGGTCTTTAATGAACAATCTTGACCTGGTCGAAATTTTTCAAACTATATTACCGGAAGAAAAAGGTAAATATA